TTCTTTTTAAGGTGCCTTCGACGTCCCTGGAGACAAAAGGCGACAACATTTCCTTCAAGACGCCGTCCATCGAGGGCACGGTGTATCGGCGCAATCGCCTCGATGGACGCGGCAAGCATCCGTGGAAAGCGGAGGTCACCGAAGGCGACGGCTCTGTCAGCCCTTCCACCATCGCCGGCTGGTACAGCTCGGTATATGAGCCGAACTACGGCGGCGCGGGCATCACCATCAACACCCAGCCCTCCGGCATCGCAGTTACGGCGGGCGCTATCTCCGGAAGCCTTTCCGTCGTCGCTTCCACCAGCGCGGGGAACCTGAGCTATCAGTGGTATCGCAATACGGGCAACAGCACTTCCGGTGGCGTGCTTATCTCTGGCGCGACGGCTGCGACCTTTGCCATCCCGACCAGCCTTACGGCTGGCGTGTATTACTACTACTGCGTCATCGGCAACGGCACGACCACTGTCGTAACCACGCCCGCCGCTGTGGTCGTCGCATCCGCTGGCAGTTCGGCTACTCTCGCGTTTACCACCCAGCCGACTGGCCGCAGTGTTACCGTAGGCTCTATTACCGGCGTTCTGACCGCCGCCGCGTCCGCTACGGATGGCTCGGCTGTGAGCTATCAGTGGTATCGCAATAGCGTGAACAGCACACAGGGCGGCACGGCGATCTCCGGCGCGACTTCGGGCACGCTGACGATTCCTACTGACCTGACCGCCGGCACGTACTACTTCTACTGCAAGGCGACCAGTGGCAGCTTGGGTACAGTCTACTCGAACACCGCTGCCGTCGTTGCCGCCGCTGCCGGCGTGATCACCGGCACGATCACCATCACGGCGCAGCCCGGTTCCATTGGCGTAACGGCAGGCTCCGTATCCGGCGCGCTCACGCCCATCGCTTCGTCCTCGGACGACTCGCCCCTTTCCTATCAGTGGTATGAGGCGACGACCAACAGCAATGCCAGCGGCACGCCGATTTCCGGCGCGACCAGCCACTCGTATCATCTGCCCGTTTCCCTGCAGGAGGGCGCGTATTACTATTACTGCGCCATCTCCAGCCCGACCTGCGCGACCGTCAAAACTCAGGTGGTCGTCATTACCGTCGCGGCTGGCACGGCGACCATCCGCGTCACATCGCAGCCCGGCGGCAGCACGGTCACGGCTGGATCGATCTCCGGCTCCCTTTCCGTTACTGCTTCGGCTACGGACGCTTCGACGCTCAGTTATCAGTGGTATCGCAACAGCACCAACAGCACCACGGGCGGCACGCTGGTGTCCGGGGCTACCTCCGCCACCCTCACTATCCCCACGAACCTTACGGAAGGGACGTACTACTTCTACTGCGTGGTATCCGCGTCCGGCTTGACCTCCGTCGCCTCGAACACGGCGCTTGTCACGGTACTGGCAGTCGGCTCGGCTGTGATTTCCATTACGGCGTCGCCTAACGAGCAGAGCTTCAATCAGTACACCAACAACGCGGGCATCACGATTCTAGCTGAAGCTTCGGACGGCGGCACGCTGACCTACCAGTGGTACTCGAATGCTACTGCCTCCAATGAGGGCGGTACGCTGATCTCGGGCGCGGCGAACAGAACGCTTACCGTTCCCACAACGACAGCGGGCACGTTCTACTACTACTGTGTGATCTCCGCTTCCAACGCGGACTCCGTGACCAGCCCCGTCTGCACCATCACGATTACGGCTGTTACGGCGGCGATCAACATCAGCGCCCAGTCCGGCAGTGTAGCTGTGACCGAAGGATCGATTACGGAGAGCTTGTCTGTCACGGCGGCCGCCAACAACGGCGCGACGGTAGGCTATCAGTGGTACTCGAACACCACCAATAGCACGGTGGGCGGTACGCTGATGACCGATGAAACGAGCGCCAGCCTTTCCATCCCGATCGATTTGTCGGAGGGCAGCTATTACTACTACTGCGTAGTAAGCGCGACCGGGCTTACGAGCGTTACTTCGAACGTTATTCCCGTCACGGTCAACGCTGTGGGCACGGCTACGATTACGATCTCCGCGACTCCGGGCGAGCCGACGTTCTCCAACGGCACGACCAACGCCGGTATCTCAATCGTTGCCTCCGCTTCCGACAGCTCCGCGCTGTCCTATCAGTGGTACAGTAATACCACCAGCAGCAACACCGGTGGCACGATCATCAACGGCGCTGTAAGCCAGACCTACACTGTCCCCACGACCACCAACGGCACTTACTACTATTACTGTGTCGTCGGCAGCGCGACGTGCGCCTCGGTCACGTCCAGCGTGGCTGTGGTAACCATCGAGTAATCCTGCCCCAGACCACCCCAAAACTGCAGAGCGGCGTTCATCTCCAAAGGGTGAACGCCGTTTCTGCTCACTACATTCGCTCACGACCATGAGCTACAGGAGGAAAACACAATGGCTGATATGAGTTTGAAAGACAATCCCGGCATCGACAGCGAACGCTCAACCGTGATTACCATCGCTGGGCGCGATTACGCGCTGCTGCTGACCACAAAGGCAACGAAAGAGATCGCAAAACGCTACGGCGGCTTGCAGAATCTCGGCGACAAGTTGTTCGAGGGCAAAGAGGAATTTTCTGAGGGTTTGGACGAGATCATCTGGCTCATTACCCTTTTGGCGAACCAGTCCGTGATGGTTCACAACTTCCAGCACCCGGACGACAAGCAAGACCTTCTCGATGAGGACACGCTGGAGCTGATGACCTCTCCCTACGATCTGATGGCGTTCAAGGACGCGATTATGTCCTGTATGTCCAAGGGGACAGCGCGGCATGTGGAAACGGAGGAAACCAGCGTAAACCCTCCGAAGCCGAAGACGGGCGCACGTTCGCGTGGCTCCAGTTCTACGCCGTCTCGCTCTTAGGCTATAGTCGGACAGAATATTGGCTAACGGTCATCGGGGAGCTGCTCGACCAGATAGAGGCGTACAAGATATTCCACAATCTGGCGCGGGAGAAACGAAAACTGGACATTGACGACGTGATACCGTTGTATCTGGACTAATGCCGGGCTGTGGGCGACCATGGCTCGGTTTTCTTTATGGAAGGTGATGTGGGTGGAATGGAGAAAAGTCAACGATTTTCCGATGTACTCCGTGAGCGACCACGGTGATGTGCGGAACGACGTGCGCGGAAAGATTCTCAAACCGCACGTGTCTACAAGCGGATATCACTGCGTTCAGCTTGCTGACGGAAAGGGCGGTATCTTCGTCCGTTATATCCATCGGCTCGTGGGCGTGGCTTTCCTGACACAGAGTGCGGACAAACCTCAGATAGACCATCGTGACGGAAACAAGCTCAACAATCATCTCTCAAATCTGCGCTGGGTGTCCGTTCATGAAAACAACATGGGGTGTGGCTATGCGGAACGCATCGGGGCGAAGCATAAGCACATCAAGGCTACGCACAACGACGGTAGAGAGATGGTTTTCCCTTCGAGGCTGGCCGCTGCGGACTTCTTTCGTTGCAACAAGTCTTGCTTTGAGTATGGGCGCGAGTATGTGAAAGGCACAAAGCGCGGCTGGCGGTTTGAGATATGCGGAAAAGGACGAATGACGGCAGACGAGTTACTCGCTTGCTGATGAATGGAGGTGACGCGCTATGGCAAGCGATGGCGGTATTGGGGTTAAGCTACGGGCAGAAGGCGAGGCGGAGTTTAAGAAAGCTCTTTCTGACCTGAACGCGCAGTTCAAGCTGATCAAGTCACAACTAAACCTTGTGAGTTCGGAGTACGACCAGAACGACAAGTCGGCGCAAGCCGTAGCCGCACGCTCCAAGGTTCTCACCGAGCAGATGGAAGCGCAGCGGTCGAAGATTGAGCTGCTCGAAAAGGCGCTTGCATCCGCGACCACGGCTTACGGCGAGGGCGATAAGCGGACAATGGCTTACGCGACTCAGCTCAATAACGCTAAAGCCGAACTGAACAACTTCAATTCTGCCTTGGAGTCCAACCAGTCGGAGCTGAACAATACGGCTGAGTCCACGGAAACTGCCGAGGATGCCAGTAAAAAGCTGGACGACAATATCTCCGCGCTCGACAGCTCCATGAAAGTCCTTAAGGCACAGCTTAACCTTGTGTCCACGGAGTACAGCTCCAATGCCAAGTCCGTGGAGGCGCTGACGGCCAAGCAGACTGTGCTCAACCAGCAGGCCGATGTTCAGAAGCAGAAGGTCGCCACGCTCCAGTCCGCGCTTCAAAAAGCCACGGCAGAATACGGCGAGGGGTCGGCTGAAGCCAATAAGTACGAAGCCGCTCTCTATGACGCTCAGGCGACCCTGGGTAAGATGGAGAGTGAGTTGAGGGACTGCACATCTGAGCTGGATAAGGCCTCCTCCGGCATGGACGATGCCGAGGGCGAGGCGAAAGACCTCGATAAAGCCGTGGATGACGCTGGCGACGCGGCGGATAAGTCCGGCAAGAAATACGAGAAGTTTGCCTCCGTCATGGGTACAGTCTGCAAGGCGCTGGGCGCTGCCGTCGCGGCTGCCGCTGCCGCTGCTGTGGGTCTCGCAAAGGCTGTAGTCAACGCCTACGCCGATTACGAGCAGTTGGTCGGCGGCGTGGATACGCTTTTCAAGCAGTCCAGCGGGAAACTCCAAGCGTATGCGGCAGATGCTTACAAAACGGCTGGGCTCTCCGCAAACGACTATATGTCCACGGTCACCGCTTTCTCCGCAAGCCTTATCTCATCCCTGGGCGGCGATACCGAAAAGGCTGTCGATTATGCGAATATGGCAATCACCGATATGTCTGATAATGCAAATAAGATGGGCAGCGATATGGCTTCCATCCAGAATGCTTATCAGGGTTTTGCCAAAGGGACGTATAACATGCTCGACAACCTCAAGCTGGGGTATGGCGGTACGAAGTCCGAGATGGAGCGTTTGCTCAAAGACGCGGAGAAAATCTCGGGTATCAAATACGACATCAGTTCCTACGCCGATGTTGTTCAGGCAATCCACGTCATGCAAGAGAGCATGGGTATCGCCGGGACGACGGCTCTGGAAGCCGAGAAGACCATTTCCGGCTCCATCGGCTCTCTGAAGGCCGCGTTCCAGAACATGGTCGTCGGTTTCGGTAACTCCCAAGCTGATATGAAAAAGCTGTGCGGCGATGTGGTCAAAGCGTTCTCAAACGTGCTGACCAATATTACGCCTATCATCAAGAATATCGTGGAGGCGTTGCCCATCGCGCTCGAAGCGATGATTCCCGTTATTAACGACCTGCTGCCGACGCTCCTTTCCACCGTGGGCGATCTGTTTGAGCAGATTCTGAACATGCTGTTTAGCGTCCTGCCTGAGCTGATTCCCGTAGCCGTGGATGCCGTGATGACCATTGTGGACGCGCTGATTGGCAACTTACCGCTTTTGGTCTCTGCGGCACTCCAGCTCGTCACTACTTTGGTCAACGGTATCGGCACGGCGCTGCCGGACCTTATTCCTGCGGCAGTAGAGGCTGTAGTGACAATCGTTCAAGGGTTGATCGACAACATCGATCTTGTTATCGACGCGGCGCTCCAGCTAGTAGAGGGCTTGGCGAAAGGTATTCTGGACGCAATCCCTGTGTTAATCGCCGCGCTGCCGAAGCTGATCACAAGCCTTGTAAACAAGCTCCTGTCGGCAATTCCGCAGATCATTCAGACGGGTATCACGCTGCTCATCGCTTTAGTCGAGGCTTTGCCGGAGATCATTGACGCGATCTGCGAGGCAATCCCTCAGATTATCGAGGGGATAATCACAGCCTTGCTCGACAATCTCGACGACATCATCAACGCCGGCGTTCAACTGTTCGTGGCGCTCATAACAAACCTCCCGACCATCATTATCGAGATCGTCAAGGCGATTCCGAAAATCATCACGGCGATCATCACAGGGTTTAAGAACAGCTTTTCCAACATCGCGTCCACCGGCAAGGAGCTGTGGAC